TTGGTTCACTATTTTTTGTAAAATTATTTACTATGTCATCTGATAAAAAATCGTGTAATGATTCAACTACTGGAATAAGATATTTGTAATTTTTCATAAGATTTAAATCTAATTTACCACCACCGCCTATACAATGAATAGGCATATAAATGCTGTTTAATTTGCTATATATTTCATCTAGTGGTTCATTGGTTTCTGATTGAAACCAAATAGTCATTCTAGGTTCTGCATCCCAATCAATAGTATCAATTCTAGGAACTGATTTATTCCACCAAAAAAGATCATCTAACTCTTCATTGAGCCAGTCTTTCATAAATTCTTCTTTATCAGTATATTTAAAATATATTGGTTTTGTTCCACCATCTAATAAATGTCTTTGAACTTTTCTTCCATTGAAATAAAGCCATTGGGTATATCTAATTTCTCCCGTATCTGGATCACGCTCAAAAGGTATTGGAAAAGCTGCTCTGATAGCATTATAACTATCCAAATTTGTTGCATAGTATGATGATATATTGTTTACGCTGCACCCAATGTTACGAAAGTACGCTTCTAATCCACGATGGGAAATGTTTTTCTCTTTTACTATTTTTTTTGTAACAGGGTCAATTTTAGAATTTGCCCATTCACCAAGACCATACCTGTCGCCGCTTATTAATATATGCATGACAATATTTACAAAAAAGTATTTGACATTTTTTAAAAATATAGTATTATTATTAATATGAAAGATAATCTAATAGAACGGATAGATGAATTGTTAAAAAGTCACGGACATCTGTCCGAATTTCGGCCATTTGTAAAGATTCTAATTGAAGTTCGAGAACAGCTAGCAAAAAAGAAAGAGAAATCACATGCCTAATTGGTGTAAATAATTTATTTGACAATGTTTATTTTTTATGATAGGATACATAATCAATTTAAAAACAGGAGGTTACAATTCCAAACTGGTGCTATAACAGTGCAAAGTTTACGCATAAAGACCCTGCAATGATTGCACGAGTTGCAAAGGGGTTTAATGAAGGAAAATTGTTTAGCGAATTTGATCCAACTCCGCCAGAATTGCTTGAGGGTGAGCCTGTTGGTGAGAATTATGTTGAGCGCAATGCAGCTCGTGAAAAAGAAAACGAAGAAAAATTTGGTTACAAAGATTGGTACCAATGGAATATTAACAATTGGGGAACCAAGTGGGATGCCAATACTGAGGATCAAGACGCTGACTTGACTGATGGCGCTACTGAAATTTCTCTATCATTCGACACAGCGTGGGCACCACCAATCGAATGGTATCGCACAATGACCGATGAATTTGATTTTGAAGTTGAAGCCTACTATAATGAAGAGGGCATGGCGTTCTGTGGAAAGTATACATCAGAAGTTGATGACGATTTTTATGAATACAGCGACAAAGATGCTGATTGGGTGCGAGAAAACATTCCGCTAGACATCGATGACCACTGGAGTATTTCTATGTTCCTAGAAGACATGGCAGAAGAAGAAGACGAATTTGGCATGGACGATGCCGAAGATAACGACAGCGAAGAAGAATCTGAATAAAATGGTCAGAAAAAGCAGTGAAATTATTGAAGATTTTATTGACTCGCTAGAGAAACTTATTGATACTCTAGATGATGAATGGCATCACAACGATGAGGGCGAATGGCGAATGGCTGATAACATTCGTCAAACTGTGCTGCCGCATGCTAAAGAAAAATTCAAGGAACACCTTGATGAATATATTGATCGTAGAATTGAAACATACTTAGAAAGAACAAAACAAAATGACTGATGAAGTAACTTCAAAGTTAATTGAATATAAAGTATCAACTCGCCATAAAAAAAGTGTTACAGAGATTGAATATTTTGTAAAAGATGGCAAAACTATTTCTTATAGCACAGGTTGGCGTTGGGGGTATGTGACGCTACTTGTTCCGCAAGGTGTTGACCTTGCCGCCGAACTTGATGCAGAAAATAACGAAGAAGTTGAAATTGATGGTCTTGGGTATGATATCAATGACCGTGAAATGGACGATGGTTGTTGGGATGATTGGGATTATGGTGATCTTGACGATGAGGCAATTGCTGCCATTGACGAAGCCGTAGAAGAAGATGGCAGTGCATACGGTGCCCTAGTTGATGTTTTAGGCTGGGATCAGCACGATAGTATATTGGTGTTCAGTGGTCCGCTAGATATTGAAAACATGGGCGAATATGTTCCATATGTTTATACTCCAACCGAAGAAGAAGGTGAAGACGATGTACAAGATTGAAATTAGTGACGAAACCGCAGAAAGCATGTTCCGTGATATTCTTGTTGAAGACTATCGCCGTATTCGTAGCGATATCTATGATTTGACTAACCGTGCAGTTGAAAAGGGAGAATTGAAACCTTTTGAACAAGAAGACCTTGAAAATAACAAGCAGTACTTTGAAGCTATAAAGGTTATGCTTGGTTATTACCTGCCACTAAGTGATGCAGAAGCAATTATTGGTGAAGCATGAAGATTGTTAAAAAACTTGATGAAATTGCAGAAAATTGTGAATGGGGCGAGCGTTCACCTGTCAGTGGAATTTCTACTTGGCCAAAGGAAACTACGGTTGAGTGGAAGGCTGCTGATATTATTACACTGGCAATGCGAGAACTTACCGTTATCAGTGAGATGAATGAAGCGGTACCAGCCGAAGCAATTCGTCATAGTGCCAAAATTGCAATTGCTCAATTAATGGAGTTAGCTAATGCCGAAGACTTGGACGGCTGAACTAATTGAAGACCTAGAAACTAAAGAACTCCTTCTTACATTTCCAGAAGATGTAATCAAAGAACTAGAATGGGAAGAAGGAACACTGCTTTGTTGGGAAATTATGACTGACAATACGATTGTTATCAAAAAGAAAGAAGATATTGAAAAAGTTTAGTCATATCTATTTGGTAGGTTGCAGCTATATGAACAGTTATGCTGCAACCAAGCCGCTAACACAAATTACAGATTACTTTGGCGGAGAATTGGTTGACATAACCAAAGCTGCCACTGGGTTTGATTATCATGAACGAAACCTTTTCAATCGCATGTTAATAGATAAACCAGAAAAAGCACTTATTATATGGGGATTGAGTTTCTGGCATAGGTTTGAACTTGGTTATCGTGATATCAAAGATCGTCGAACGGTTGATTATATTCAATTTAATCCTAGTAGCATAATTCAAAATTCAATGGCAAGGGACTTTGGATTTCATCATGATGAATTAAAATTTTTACCAGAACAGTTGTTTAAACATAAAACTTATGTCACTGATCCGTATATAGAAAAACATTTTCGTGATTTAAGCTATATTAGCGGATGGCTTAAAAACAATAATCATGAACATATTATTTTTAACTTTGCAGATGGCGGATATCCAAAATTCTTAAAACAAAATCCAAATTATAATGCATTATTTGATAAAAATGCAGGTTTTGTTGATTTAAAAAATTTTCAAATGAATCGTTGGTTATTTGATAATGGTGTAGAACCAGACCCTGAAAATTTAAAAATTATAACCAGAGATGTATGTCATCCAGTAGTAGATGAAAATTTAAAAAAAATCATGTCAACTTGGATAATTGAATATTACGAGGAAAATTTAAAATGAAATACGCATTGACAATTGCTGCTGCTGTGCTATTATGTAGTTGTATGAAGACCACTGATTATGTTTTGCCGCAATCTCCTGTTGCAGCAGAACGCAAGCCGCTTACTGTGCCTCATCGTGATTGGCTTGAAAGTGGATGTTGGTTTAAGAGTGAAAATGGCAAAGATGTGAAAGTATGTCATGAAAATTCAAATAGTAAGTGATTTACATATGGAGTTTAGAAAAGAACTCCCACCTATCAAGAATATAGGCAGTGATGTTCTTGTTCTTGCTGGCGATATTTGTGTAGCACATCATCTATATCGTCATCCTCGTGGTTCTCTTCCCAACAATGCCGAAAACGGTCACAAGGCTGCGCTATGTCGTGAGTTCTTACAGTATTGCAGCGATAATTGGGAAAAAGTTATTATGGTTGCGGGAAATCACGAGTTTTATAGTGGTGATTGGGAAAAAGTTACTGACATTATGCGTGAAGAAACGCAGCACTATCCAAATATCTCATTCTGTGATCAGGATCGTGTTGATTTAGGCGATGTAACATTTCTTGGAGCAAGTCTCTGGACTAATTTTAATAATGGTGATCCTCTTACTATGATGTCAGTAAAGGATTTAATGAGTGATTATCATGCCATTACTGAAAATCCAAAGGAAGGAATATATCATAAGTTGCGTCCAGTCACCACTTTTGCCAAACATAACAGTGATTTGGATTGGTTGCGCACTCAACTATCTTTGCTAAAAGACCGCAAGGTAGTGGTAGTTACACATCATCAGCCAAGTTTTCGCAGTGTGCATGAAAGATTCAAAACGCAAACTATTATGAATGGAGCGTTTTGTAGTAACCTTGATGATTTTATTATAGATCATCCGCAGATAAAACTGTGGTGTTCAGGTCATGTTCATAATACTTGGGATTATATGATTGGTGAAACCAGACTTATAACCAACCCATTTGGATATCCAGGTGAAAATACAGAATGGGATGCTAGTTTGATGGTAGAAGTTTAATCTTCTACCTCTGCCACATAATATCCGCAACCCTCATGTTTATCAAATGCCATTAGTGAACCTACTTCGGGATAACGGCGGCAACCATCTGGTCTGGTTTCATAAATTGTGCAAGATAAATTTACTTGGTCAAAGTATTCACACCAAGATTCTGTATAATTAACTGCATCAGTATAATTTCTAAATTTGCAGCAATTACCGCCACATGCTTTTGGTGTGCAACTACCTTTAATAACAAGATTATGCCACTTGCTTTGTATCATGTCCAAGCAAAATAATTTATAGTAGTTGCGGCTGGTGTAATGCCAGCACCACTAAAATTATGAAATTGTATGCTTAAAGTATTCAACGAACTTGCGTATGCTGCGCCAATGATAACACCATAGGATTGGTCTGCTGATGGAATAACAACAACTCTATGACTTGTGGTTAAACCAGTAAGCGTAAATGTTTGTGTGCTTGTGCTATTTTTACCAATAGCACCTGGTGTTATTGATAATTGACCTGCAAGGATATTAGAAGCAGCAACAAGGTTATTTGCTTTGGAAGCAGTTCCACTTAAATTACCTACAAAGTTGCCACTGGTTGAAGCATTACCAACTGTCAAGTTTCCACTAACTGTGCTGTTGCCAGTAACAGAAAGTGTATTAACAACTTCTGTGTTTGTAACAGTTAAGTTGCCAGCACGAATATTACCACTATATGTTGTTAAGTATGCAGCAGTTACTGTATTGGCATTAGTTCCAAGACTGCTAATAGCACTATTAGCAGCCGTCACATTAGCGTTGATAGTTGTAATGTTATTAGTATTAGTTGTAATAGCACTATTGGCAGCAGTGATATTTGCCTGATTAGAAGTAATAGCACTATTTGCTGCTGTAATGTTTGCCTGATTAGAAGTAATAGCACTATTTGCTGCTGTAATGTTTGCTTGATTACTTGTAATTGCGCTATTTGCTGCCGTCACATTGGCATTAACAGTTGTGATTAGATTTGCTTGTGTTGCCGCATTTGAAGTAAGTGTAGAAATTGCACTATTTGCCGCAACAATGTTTGCATTAATAGTTGTAATGTTATTTGTATTAGTTGTAATTGCGCTATTAGCAGCCGTTACATTAGCATTAATGGTAGAGATTGCGCTATTAGCAGCCACGACATTAGCATTTGTTGAAGCAATTGCGCTATTAGCAGCAGCCACATTAGCATTAAGTGAAGCAAATGCCTGGTTGTTTGCAAGACCGCTCATTAGGCTTGCATTACCAAAATGATAGTTTGCTGAAATATTACCAGTAAGCGCAATACCAGTTCCATTAACATAGGTTAGGGAGGTATTGCCATTTATTTGTAACTTGCTGGTACCATCATCAACCGCACCAAGTAACCAACGACCACTATAAATTCTGCCTGCTTCATTTGCTGCAAGTGTTCCACCAGTATGGAATACAACTGCCTTTTGTGTAGTCTGTGTTCCAATGGTTAGATTACCACCATTTGTATAAACATAACCATCAAGTGGATATTGTAGTGTAAAACCAGGATCAGCATAGCCGCTGCTATTGATACCCATATCAATAAAGTTTGTAGATGCACTGCCAACATCAGCAGCAGCAATATAATCGGTGCTTGCTGCACTCAAGTTAGAAATATTTTGCGTAACAGTCTGTGCATAAGAGTTGGCGTTGCTTGTAAATTGTGCAATTGTGTTAAAGTCAATAATTGGTTGAATACCAACACTTAATTCGCCAGTTACATATGCATTGCCAGCATACATATTTTTCCAAACACGAGTAGCATTACCAAGTGATTGTGCAAGCGTAGTAACAGGAACCATATCTATGCTGCTAATCCATGCCGTTTGCGAATCACTATACAATAGATGCGCATAATCAACATTACCGATAACAATGCCAGCGCCATCAGCAGCGCCACTAGTTGCAGCATTTGCAGCAAGAGTAAGCGTTAATCCACTTACAGTCTGTGCTGTGCTAAATGTAGTTGTAGTAGTTCCCTTAACATTCAAGTTACCATAAACAATTAAGTTACCAGCAATAGCACTATTTGCAGTTGCAGCAGTAGTATTGATAGTATAAGCACTAATATTGCCAACTGCCACATTACCAAAATTGTCACGAGAGACAATTGTAGATGGTTGGTTGCTTGGCGTAGCATCGGATGTTAGGTTAAGATAACGAACAGAACCAACATAACTTGTGCTGCCTGTGATATGACCGCCATTATTAATAGCACCAAAGGCAGCAGTGGTTTGCACCGAACCATCATTAAATGCAATATTAGCAGTTCCACTTAGCGTAATTTGGTTATTAATAAAGAATGGACCATTTTGTGTGCGGATACCATTATCAGTAACATTACCACTGCGGAAAGTATCACCAAAAACATAAAAAGCACCAGTCTGTGTAGTAGTTCCAGTAAAATTAGTTGTTCCGAAACTTGCAGCAGCACCAGTGGTGTTAATATTTCCTACAAAATAAACATTGCCATTTAGCGTAGATGTTCCATTTGATGTAAAGGCACCAATTAGATTAGTAGTGCCGCTGGCAATAATATTACCAGTCATTAGCGTGGTGCCTTGATTGATACTGTTGCCTACTACATAAGAGTTGCCTTGCGTGGTAATATTGCCTTGAATATTAAGGTTGGCTTGAAAGAATGAACTTGCAGCAACAGTAATTGGACCAGTGAAACTTGTATTACCAGTATGCACAACATTACCTGTAAAGGTAGTTGTTCCAACACTTATACTATTACCAGTTTGTGTAATATTTCCTGTTTGAAGAATATCACCGTAAAAATATGATGCACCAGTATTAACTGCTGTGCCAATAATATTAACATTCGTTAAATTAACATTGCCACCATCAAAGGATGCGGTTTTAGTGAGTGTAGTAGTTCCAATTGGTGTAGTCCAGATTGAAATATTACTGCCAGCATTTGATGGAGTTTGTGCTTCTGTGGTGGTCATACGAATATGAGCAATGCCACCAACAGGTGCTAACACACCATTATAAGCAGTGCCGCCATAACGAACCATATCTTCGCCAGCACCTACCGCATACGGCGTATCTACGGTATTATCATATCTACGACCAGCATACAGTGCATAGTTACCAAAGGCATCATTATATACCTTTGATGATAGTGTTCCTTGACCAGTGATATGCAGCATAACACCAGTTGAAGTTGGATTAATGATTGTGCCACTTGCGCTACCAATAATATCAATTCCGCTATCGGTGCTGTTTTGAACTGGTGTATAAAGATTAAGTGTGCCGTTTTGTAGCGTTTGAATAATAGGTTGATTAGAAGTGTTTGTAACTACGAACTCACCAAGAATATTAACAGTTCCCGTGCCAGTAGTATCAATATTGATATTAGCATTGGGAGTAATAGTGGATATAGTAGTATTAGATATAGAAAGATTACCAACATTGGCACTGTTTGTAGCAACATAAACTGGAATACCACCGACAGTATGACCATCAGTTAAGCGCAATTCACCTGTGCTTGTGTTATAGAATAATTGGCCAGCCTCGCCAACAAAGCCAGCAAATCCAACGGTATTAACACGACCTGCCTTAATTTTGGCTAACTGGCTCATTTAATTTTTAACTCTCTATTTCTTCATCGCTCGCAATATGTGCTACGATAGGATGTATGCCAGCATTACGCTTGATAATAGCAAGTTCATCGTCTGGTTGTTCTTCTGCACTATCATCATACATTGAATCTACGCCAGCAACTTTCTTTAGCAACTCAATCTTCTGCTGTAGTGGAGGCACCATTACACCGCCAGTTTCATCACTGGTATGTTCATCTTCTGGAAAATCGCCAGTAGGCTGTGGAGCAAGAACTGCTGTAAGTTTAGCACCTTGCGGAGCAGCAGCCTGTGCTGGTTCGTTAATTTGTGTTAAAACATCTATTAGTTTGCGGATAAGTTCTGCGGCTTCCATAGGTAAATCCTGTTTTAGATATTTAGTTATTGTTGCCAATCCAATGATCATAATCTAATTGTGCAGTAAGTTTATCTAACAATTTTTGACTGTAAAATAAGTTATAGTTTGCCAATCGGCGTTCTTCTGTATCTTTAAATATCTTTTTCCAGTTATAATCTACAATTGTATCAAGTTGTTCATGAATCATATCGATTCGTTTATGCCAATCATCTTCAAAATCATAGCTATGATCTATGATATCATCAAATACATCAAACCCAAGTTCACGAAAAAAATTAACAAGCGTTGGATTGCCAAGAAATATTGGCATCTGACCCGCACGAAACGGCTTCCAACTTTTTTCACTAACATATAAATCTATAGTATTAACAGTTGTTTCAGTTACAAGATTAATATATGAGTTATGATAAGCTTCATCTTGAACAGAATAATCGATAGGATATTTTTCTGGAAGCCTATCACATAAACTTAGATAAGTTGGCAATATAGTGTCGTCACAAAAATGCAACCCAGGCCTTTCTGTTTTTTCTTGTGCTTCATCAAAGTTATTATACATTGAAAACCGCAACTTATTGAACCAAGGTTTCTTTACTAACTTTACAAAATTTTCTATTCTATGCGGTCTACTACGATCATTTAAGCAAGATATAGGATAGTGTCTATAAGAATTTGCAACTAAAAGTGGCGATGGTTTATGGTCGTGTGATTGAAGATAACAATATGGAAAATACGCAGCTTTATCTAATGCGTTATTAAGATATTTTACATCACCAGTTAGTATTAAAAAATCATCAAATGTTTTTGATAGTTCAGGAACTATTTTTTCTGTGGTATCATTATATGGACAATTTGATAAATCTATTATCAGCTTATCATTTTTAATGCCAGATTTTATTTTATCTATATCCATATCAAATTTTTTAGTTTTTTCAAAATCAAACAAATTCCAAAATGAAATAGAATTTTCTATAAAATTCCAATATTTTTTATGTTCAACTATTTTTGGCTGACTTATGTTTATATTTGGTAACGATGTATCTAAAGTTATATGTTTAGTTAATTTCTTTAGCAAATCTTCGCTATAAAACAATTTACTATTAGCAAGTCTGCGTTCAAGTGTATCTTCATAAATTTTAGGCCAATCATAACCACTTACTTTATCTATTTGTTCATGTACCATATCGATTCGTTTATGCCAATCTGATTCTGTGTCATAGCTATGATCTATGATATCATCAAACATATCAAATCCAATTTCTCGTAAAAATTTTACAATTTCTACGCCTGTTATATAAAGAGGAATCATGCCGCATTTTAATGGTTTATATGTTTTTTCAGATATAAAATACGATGAATTGCTAACAGAAGCATCCGTGATTAAACTTATATAACTGTTTCTCCAAGCAGGATTACTAACAGTCATCGCTGATGGATAAGTGCTAGGTTTATCTTTTATTAAATTTAAAAATTTAGGCAATATGTTTTTATTGGCATATTGCACTTCTGTTTCATTGCTTTCATGTGCATGATTATAATTGTTGAAGATAGTATAATATGTTTTATCAAACCATGATTTAGTAGACATCTTGACAAAGTTTTCAACGCGATGCGGTCTGCTGCGACCATTTAAGCAAGATACTAGATATTTTCTTTGTGAATTTTTAATTAAGTTAGTATCAAAGTTGTCAGATGAGGTTGTATACAAGAACCAAGGAAAATAAACTATATTGTTTGTTGGTTTGTACCAATATTGTAAATTTCCAGATAAAATTAAAAACTTGTCATAAATTTTTTCAAGTTCGTTAACTATATCTTGAGTGGTTGAAAATTCTAAATCATTGCTTATATTAACAATAGGATATTCATTAGAATTAAATTTATTTTTAATAGTATTAATAGGATCAAGATAATCGTAAATTTGCCAAGGCGGAGGTAATTTATCTACAAAATTTTTTAATTCTTGATAATATGTCATTATCCACGATAAACCGTATATGGATTTCCCAATCCACCCGTAAAAGCATTGCCGCCACTATATGTAATTACATAATTTGCGCCACTTGTGGATACACCACTAATAGTACCAGTTCCACCTGCAACGGTGATTTTCATGCCACTAGTTGGCATACCAGTTTTAAAATCGCTTTTCTTTACCGTCGCACTACGCAAACTACTGCCATTAGCAACAGCAATTACGCCATTGGTTTGAGCAGTAGTAGTTGCACTTGTGCTATGTGGGCGTAGCAAACCATTGTGTAAACCAGGCATTACTGGCTCTTTAATTCAAGAACATTGCAAAGACCGCTAGTGGTACTTTGAATTGCTGCTACTTTGTCACCGCCATTGACAGCGATAAATTCAACACCACCGCCTACGATTAGCATACAATTTCCAGTATTGAAAGCAGTAGGATTAGCACCCCATGCAATATAGGTATCTGCATTTGTTGTTACACGAAGTATACTTGCTACACTACTAAATGCAGCCGTTGAGTTGCTACTGCTGCCCGTGGTGATTGTTTGTGCATTTGCTACTGCATAGGCACCTTTTCTTAAAAGAACTGACATTTATGATTCCCCGAATCTATAAGAATATTTATCTTGACTTATATTATAAGAAATAGTAAATTATATGTATGGCAAATGTAACACTACTACACGGCGACTGCCGCGATCAACTCAAAACTCTACCTGACAATAGCATTGACAGCATTGTAACTGATCCACCGTATGAACTTGGATTTATGGGTAAAAGTTGGGATGCCAGTGGCATCGCATATAATACGGATATGTGGCGTGAATGCTTGCGTGTACTAAAGCCAGGCGGACATATGCTTGCTTTTAGTGGTTCACGCACATATCATCGTATGACGGTTGCCATTGAAGATGCTGGTTTTGAAATTCGTGACCAAATTATGTGGGTGTATGGCACAGGGTTTCCAAAGAACCATGATGTTAGTAAAGCAATTGATGCCAAGATATTAACAGGCGGGTCACATAGTAAAAATATTAAATCTGCAATTGAACAGCGGCCTGGCGAAAGCAGAGAAACAGCAACTCTTCCAAATAATGGCGTTATGAGCGATGAACGCAAAGGTGGAATTACAAATGATAATCCCGCAACGCCAGAAGCGCAACAATGGAGCGGCTGGGGAACTGCACTTAAACCATCGCATGAACCAATTTGCGTAGCAAGAAAACCGTTGGGTGAAAAAACTGTTGCAGAAAATGTACTAAAGTATGGCACAGGTGCACTGAATATTGATGCTACTCGCGTTGAAGGCGAACCACCAAAAGCCATGATAGGAACTGGATGGGCAGCACAAGATAAGAAAAACGCAGAGCATGGCTTTCGTCCTAACGCATATTATACAGATCAAAATGGCGTAGAGTATGAACCAAATGATCTTGGTCGTTGGCCAGCAAACTTTATTCATGATGGCAGCATAGAAACAGAATGGTCAAAGTTTTTCTATGGCGCAAAAGCAAGTCCACAAGATCGAAATGATGGTCTAGATGACTTTGAAGGTGGAAAAACAAATGACGGTCGCAAAGTAGATGCTAACAACGCTTATCAGCGCGGCGCAACTGTTAGAAAGAATACACATCCAACAGTAAAACCAACTGATTTAATGATTTACTTGTGCAAGATGGTAACACCGCCTAACGGGACTGTTCTTGATCCTTTTATGGGGTCGGGGTCAACTGGGCGAGGAGCAATCAATGGCGGGTTTAATTTTATTGGCATTGAGATGAGCCAAGAATATATTGATATTTCTCGTGCTCGTATTGCAATTGTTGAAAAAAGAGAAGAAGCTAAAATTAACACTGTGTTTAATAATTTATTTGAGGAAGAATAATGACCAAGCAGCTTGATAACAACTTGTTTGAAGAAGAGGAAACTCATACATTTAATCCACGAGATGAATGGAAAAACATGCCTGAATTTGTGCAAGAGAAACAAGAGCCATTTGCTAAGATCATTGTAAGATTTGACAGTGCAGAGGCATTAGAAGAATTTAGTAAATTAATTGGACAAAAGCTTACGCCAAAAACAAAAAGCATTTGGCACCCTCAACTAGTTCGTGGTCTTAACGCAAGCAAGCGGTGGGTAGATGAATCCTAATCATCCAGTTTATATCGTGTCTAAAGGCAGATGGGAATCTAGGCTAACCAGTAAAGCACTGGAAGAAATCAATGTGCCATATCATATTGTAGTTGAAGCAAGTGAATATGACAAATATGCCGCTGTCATTGATCCTAAAAAAATTCTTGTACTTGACCAAAAATACCTAGATGAATATGATACATGCGATGACCTTGGAAGTACTAAGAGCAAAGGGCCTGGCGCTGCTAGAAACTTTGCATGGGAACATAGCATAAGCCAAGGCGCAACTAAACATTGGGTATTGGATGATAACTTTGATGCGTTTCATCGTTTTAATCGCAATGTTAAAGCAGAAGTTAAAAGCGGAACAATATTTAAAATTGCAGAAGATTTTGTAGACAGATATGAAAATGTTCCAATAAGTGGATTTAACTATTATAGTTTCTGTAAAGCAACTGATGCAGTACCACCATTTGTATTGAACACTAGAATTTATTCTATTCTTCTTATACAAAACGATATACCATATCGTTGGCGTGGACGATACAATGAAGATACTGATCTATCATTGCGAGTATTAAAAGATGGGTTTTGTACTATCCAATTTAATACTTTCTTAGCTGGAAAAGTTACTACACAGCGGATGGCAGGTGGCAATACTGCTGACTTTTATAAACAAGAAGGCACGATGGCAAAATCTCAGATGTTAGCTGATTTACATCCTGATGTTGCCAAAGTAGTATGGCGCTTTAATCGTTGGCACCACCATGTTGATTATCGTCCATTTAAAAATAACAAACTAATAAAAAAAGCAGGACTAGTAATTCCAGATCAAATTAATAATTATGGAATGAAGTTAGTGTCATAATACTGTCACAATAGTGTGATAAATTATGTTTAGCATTTCAAAGGAGAAAACCATATGCTAACTAGACTACTCACTGTTGCAGCAGCAACGATTATTGGTACAGCAGCGTATGCTGCTGAAATTACAGGTGCAGGTGCTACCTTCCCATATCCAATTTATGCAAAATGGGCAGATGCTTATAAGAAGAGTTCAGGCAATACCTTAAACTATCAAGCAATCGGTAGTGGCGCAGGTATTAAACAGATTGAAGCTAAAACAGTTACATTTGGTGCTACTGATATTCCAGTAAAGCCAGAAGACCTTGAAAAGAAAGGTCAGGTACAGTTCCCAATGATCGTTGGTGGTATTGTTCCAGTTGTAAATCTTAAAGAAGTTGCAAGTGGCAAGCTAGTTCTTTCAACTGACATCCTTGCCAAAATCTATATGGAAAAGATCAAGCGTTGGAATGACAAGGAAATTGCAGCAATCAATCCTGGTGTCACATTACCAGACCTTCCAATCATCAAGATTCGTCGTAGTGATGGTTCGGGAACAACTTGGAACTTCACTCGTTTCCTAGCAGAAGCAAATGCCGATTGGAAGAAGACATATAACTTTGGTCAATCAATTGAGTGGGTAGGCGGTGCTATTGGCGCTAATGGTAACGCTGGCGTTGCAGCAAATGTTCAGCAAACCAATGGTTCAATTGGTTATGTAGAATATGCTTATGCAAAGCAGAATGATCTTACTGTTGCTAATATGATTGGTAGCGATGGCAAGTCAGTTGCTCCAAGCCTAAAGGCTTTCCAAACTACTTGGCCAATGGTTGCTACTTCTTATATCGTAATGTATAAGGAACCAGGCGATAGTGATGCTTCAAAGGCTGCAATCAAGTTCTTTGAGTATGGTTTTGCCAATGATAAGATGGCAGAAGAACTAGATTATGTTCCGTTAACTGCTGCTCAGAAGGCGGATGTAAAAAAAGTTTGGGCTAGCATAAAATAACTCTTGACATATTAAGTCAATAGATGTATAAAGAGAAGGTGAGAGGGAAAACCCTTTCACCTTTTTTTATTTTTAAAAAAGATAAAAAAAGTTCTTGACAAATATTTTTTATCGTGTATAAATAGAACTACAAATTGAGAGCAAACATGACTAACACGCCTAAACATTATGATTATAACATTTGCCGCATGCCAGAAGGTTTCTGGATGGTGGGGGCGTGTGCCTTGATGTGATATGCACATCATAGTATGCACTTAGCCCCCGAAGCGAAAGTTTCGGGGGTTTTTTTATATCTACGGGACGCTACTCCCCACGCATAAGAGTAGCCCTTGACTAGTACTGGCTCCAAATGGACGCAGGTGG